TACTTCTATTATTTATAGGAGCTTGTGGGAAAAAAACTGTATGATTTACTTTGATAGAAACCCAAGTATACTTTCTTGGGCGTCTGAGGAAGTGATTGTTCCCTACAAATCTCCTATTGACGGCCGCTGGCATCGCTACTTTCCTGATTTTGTTATACATGTGCAAGATAAAGAAAGTAATAAAAGCATCATCATGATAGAAGTGAAGCCTTATGCACAAACAAAATCCCCTAAAGTGCGAAATAGAGTTACCAAGAAGTATTTATATGAAGTCTCTACATATGGCATAAATATAGCTAAGTGGAAAGCCGCAGAAGAATTTTGCGCTGATAGAAATTGGAAATTTATGATACTCACAGAAAAAGAGTTACCTAAATGGCAATAGTTTTTGATGATCTATTAACTAAAGGTGTCCGTGCCGGTCAAGTTCCTGCGCGAACAGACTCCGCTAGAAATTGGTATAGAGATCGTGCTAGAACTACAAGAACGTCTCCAGAGCGTCTTATACGTCAAGATAAGGCTAGATTGACGAATCGTGTAGCGATTGGTAGAATGTATCACTTTTTCTACGACCCTAAACACAAAGCAACATTACCTTATTACGACAGATTCCCTCTTATCTTTCCGTTTAAGAAAGTGAGTGGAGGGTTTATGGGTATTAATATGCACTATCTTCCTTTAAGACTACGTGCAAAACTTATGGATGCTCTATACGAATTAGCGAGTAATGAGCGTTATGATGAAAAAACTAGACTAAGATTATCATATGGTATCCTAGATGGTGCTTCTAAGTATAAATACTTTAAACCCTGTGTAAAACATTATTTGTCTGGCCATGTTAGGTCACGTTTTTTAGAAGTATATTCGTCGGAGTGGGATATTGCATTATTTCTTCCAACAGAAAGCTTTGAGAAGTCAAGTAAAAGCAAGGTACATTCAGACAGTAGGAAAATGATCTAATGGCTTTTGATATAGAACAATTTCTAGGGAACCTTAATAAAGAAGGGTTTCATAAGGCTAATTTCTTTAATGTAGATATTACAGGTCCTGGTATACCAGTAGGAAACGATGTTATAAGAATGAGAGCCTTTTCCGCAGAAATTCCAGGAAGAACATTATCAACTACTGAATATAGAGTATATGGACCTTTACGTAAAATGGCATATGCATCAACCTATACTGATACCCGTGTTGAATTTCTTTGTACAGAAGGTTTAAAAGAAAAAAGGTTTTTTGAAAATTGGCAAGATAGAGCGACAGGTACCATGGCAGATGCGCCTCGCGCATTTGAAAGAAATAATGTTTCCGGAGGAAAATATAACGCTGGATATTATGATGATTACGCAAAAGGAACAATAACAATACAACTTTATAATGAGGGGGGTATGCATGGAATGGCTACGCATAAATTTCATGAAGTATATCCTATAGGTATAGCACCTATGGCTGTAACTTGGGATAGTGCAGATTTAATAAAATTAGCAGTTACATTTGCTTTCCGAGATTATACAGTAGAACCTAACCTTCCTCAGGGGCTTTAATTATTATATATTGATGAAAAGGAGAAATTATGGCATTACCTACTATTGTTACGCCTGAATATCAGTGCGTAATACCTTCTACGGGTCAAGAAATTACTTATAGACCCTTCCTCATGAAAGAAGAAAAGCTTTTACTCCTGGCACAAGAAGCGGGAGATGTTAATGATCAAACACAAAGCATTTCTAAAGTTTTACAAGCATGTATTCTAACAGAGGGTATTGAAATTAATGATTTAGCGACTTTTGATCTAGAGTATGTTTTTCTTAAATTAAGATCAAAAAGTGTGGGAGAAGTTGTCGAATTTAAATTAAAGCATCAAGAATTAGATGGACCTACAGGAACACTAGAGAATGTTTGTACACATGAAACGCCTGTTAATCTTAATATTGAAGATGTACAAATTCCCGAAACTAAATTTGATAAGAAAATTAATATAACAGATAATATTGGTGTTGTATTACGTTATCCCACATTTAGAGATTTATTAGAATTACAAAGTACTAGTTCGTTAGACATAGAAGATATAGAAACTACTGAAAACATTTTTGAATTGATTATAAAGTGTATTGATTATGTCTTTGATGAAGAAAATGTTTATAATGATTTTTCTGAAAAAGAGATGTCAGATTGGGTTGGTAATTTAAATACAGACCAGTTTCAAAAAATTACAGACTTCTATGAGAATGTACCTAAACTAAAACACGAATTGAAATGGACGTGTCCAGAGTGCAAAAAAGAAGAAACTCTTCTTTTGGAGGGTTTGCAAAGTTTTTTTATCTAAGCCTTAGTCATGATAACTTAGAAAATTACTATAAAACAAATTTTGCTCTTATGCAACATCATAAATACTCATTGACAGAACTAGATAATATGATACCTTTTGAACGTGAAATTTATATGACCTTATTAGTTCAGCATTTGGAAGAAGAAGCAGAAAGAGCGAAACAAAATGGCTGAGGCAGATAAAGTAAGAATTACAGAGACTACGAAAGAATATGAGTTAGCAAAATCTGACATCGTTCCTAGTCATCCTGATGAAGAGCCTACCTGGTATAATAGGACTTCTGGTATATTAGACAAGTTTAGAGTTATTCCTAGACTGATTATGTTAGCATATATCTATGCGTTTTATTCGTCAACAGTCTGGTTCATGGCACTATCAAACCCAACTAATGCACAAGCGGCATTTATATCTACTATAGTGGGTGCTGGTGCCGCATTTTTTGGTCTATATGTTGGTAAATCCGGAGCATCATTACCCAAAGGTAAAAGATAATGGCACTTCCCGAAGTCAACCCCAAATCAGATTCAGATTCAAAAGATGAAGCCCGCAGTCCTTTAGTTAAAATATTTTCTAAAGATATAAGTAGGCAGGTCCTTCAAAAAAATATAACAGAAGGACAACTAGACTTAAAGAAAGTGCTTGAGGGCATGTCAAAGACTCTTGACGAAATGGTGAAGATGGACAGAGATGCTTTAAAAAGGATGAAGGAACAAGCAGGATTTAAACTAGAGAAGGAGCGAGAAGCCGACCGGGAGAAGGATGATGGACGAGGACACTATGCCGAACGTGCGGGTTTTGGTGATACCACTAAAGATAAGAAGAAAGGTCTTCTATCTACAATATTTTCTAGCATAGGAGGCATATTTAAAGGTTTAGGTGCACTGGGCGCCGGACTTTTAAAGACTCTTGGGTTTGGCGCCTTACTTGGTGGAGGTCTTAAAGCAGGATTTAAAACATTATTTTCAAAGAAATTCTTTAAATCAATGTTAGGCAGATTTGCTATACCAGGACTTCTTTTAACTTATTCAAAAGATATAGGAGATTTCCTTGCAAAAGAATTTAAAGATTCCCCTGTTTCGGGTTTATTTGAACCATCTAAACTAGGAAGTCAATCTATCGCTACGTTTGGTTTGCAAGGTGGCGCCGCGGCCGCAATGATTTTTGGAGCAAATCCCGCGGCTATTCTTATAGGTGCCGCGGCAGGTTTAGCAGTAGGTGCCGCTGTTCATATCACAGATTGGTTGAGAGATAGAGCAAATAAAGCACAGGAAAAGATTAAAGGTGAAATGGATAAGGCGATAGACAAATCCGCAGATGTGGAAGGAGCGGCTGAGACAGAACGCAAGAAGACCGGAAAGGTATCTAAAGATACCGAAAAGAAAACCGTTGCCGCTCAACAGGCGAGAACAAAATCAGTACAACGAGTATTGATGGAAGGAAGACGGGCGCAAGGAGCGCCGAATGTCTTTGAAGCAAGTTCCCATCAAACAGGTTTGAAGATGGATACCAAGAAACCGGATTCAACTTCTCAAGATAAACAAGCGTATAATGAATCACAAAGGATTATGGCTAAGATTAGAGAAGAGGGTTACTTTGATAACCCGCCAGATATAATAAAAGAAGATGCTCGGTTCCTTCGTTATTTGATTGAGGCTATGAAACAAGGTTGGGCTCACAGATACTTCGGCGGAGATCATAAAAAAGCCTTGGCTCTCTGGAAACAAATGATGCAAACTATGGACTTTTTGGGAAAAAACGCTCCAAAAGCCGCTGGTGCAAGTTCATATATTGATTCATCTTTGATGCAAAATATGAAGGCTTTAGAAAAATTTCATGCGATGGCTCCCGGAAAAGAAAAAGATAACGCAAAATTCGCGGCCGCATTTCATGCCGATCAGATACAAAAAAGTCTTAATGCACAAAAAAATCTTGGAAAAGGCAGGAACTTTCATTCCGACGCCAAGAAAGGCTTGACTGGCGCATTGATGGGCGGTAATATTGAAGCACATACATCACAAACACTCGGCTCTGCAATCGATTGGGATGCGGAGGAAAATCAACTCGCCACAGCAGACGTTGGCAATGTAGTAGATAAACAAATTGCTCAACAGAAAGCACAGAAAGCACAGATAAACAAAGGTAAAGGACAAGAAACAGGATACTGGACTGTTAAAGATGCTAAAGGTATCATTCACCGGAATGTTTCTGAGGCAGTAGCTAAAGACGCGGCAGCCCATGGACTATTCGTATCGGCTCCTTCCCACGCTTCAGATAAGGCGGCATGGTATCAAAAGCTTCAATACGAAGCTTCAAAAAGAAATGAGAAATTGGGAATGTTAGATGAGAAGGGTACCCAAAAGAAATTTATAGCAGATTATGAAGCAGGCAACCTACCATTTCAAAAAGACGAGAAAGCCGCCCAATCACCGGTCGTACGGAAATCAAAAGTTGTAGATCCTAAAGTTGCGGCGGCAATGAAAGCCGCTAAAACCGCTAACGTTGATGTAGCATCTGATAAAAAGGTACCCATTGTCGCTGTTAAAAAGAGTGTTGTTCCTTCAGACCGAAACACCCGCCGGAGAGGATCTTTAAAACGAGCCTCGTTTCGTGCGGCAAACGCTAACGCTAATATTAATGCGCCAACAAATGTAAAACAAGGAGATACTATTAATACTAACGTAGTCAATAAGACAACAACGTTAGCACCTGCAAGATCAAAGGATGATGATCAGGACCGTTCTTGGTGGAACCCTAGAGGTTGGTTCGACTAAAAGAATAGGGGCCGAAGCCCCTATCCCCTAAACAAATAACTCTCCACGTTTTTAGGTGATCACGCCCTTATTCCGCTTCGTAGAGTCCGGCGTCCCGTTTATTGTCTAGTCATCTTCATCAGCCAACTTCTCAAAGAATGATAAGTTGTCATCAGATTCTTCAACTGATGGAGCTTTGTCTTCAGCTAAAGCTGGAGCATCTTCAACTTCATCAATTTTATCTACAACCGTATCTGTGGGTTGAGTAGTAGCACTACCGTTTAATCCAAGAACTCGCGTAAGACGTGTTTCTAATTCAGCGTATGATTTGAACTGACCAGGATCAACAAACTCTTGAAGAGAATGTTGCTTATCCCAAACTTCTTCCATACCATCGTCATCACCATCTAGAAACTGCGAAGGACTATCAAACTCAGACTTATCATAATTACGATAGCCTTCTACTTTACGAATCTTCAACTTGAAGTCTGCACCCTCGTAGAAGTCAAAAGGATTAATAGGATCTTCATCTTCAAATGCAGGTTGCATTGATTCGTTAAGCTTATCAAAAATCTTCTTGCCATACTTGTACAAAAAGACTTTACCCTCGTTATCAGGATTACCTGAGTCTTTAACGACATAGATGTTAGAGATATATTGCAAGCGACGTTTCTGTTTACGTGCTTGCTCTTTACCTGCATCTGTGCCATTGTTCCACAGCTTACTGTTAAGTTCTCCACAAGGGTCTTTTTGATTCAACGTAGTCAGAGAGTTTTCAATATACCACCCTCCAGGACCTTGAAACCCGTGTGAGAAAATACGAACCCACGGTAAGTCTTCGTTCTTAGACTCAGGAAGAAAACGAACTATAGCAAAACCATTACCTGCCTTATCGACAGTGGCTTGCCAAAAACGTTCATCTTTGTTGCTGTTGGAAGTAGCTTGCGTATTAAGCTTTTGACTCTCTTGAACTAGACGATCAATTGAGTTACGGTTCTTACGTAGTGCGGCGAAATTCTGTGCCATGTTTGTATACCTCGTATGTTTGTATGTTGCGTATAAAGTTTATCCACTTACTCATAATATAACACTCTATTTAGAGTGGTAGTTTAGAAGACTTTGGCAGAAAATTTAACTCTTGTGCTTCAGCTTCTATCTTTGACTTGATAATAGAATTTATCAGCTTCGCGGCTGATTCTATTTCCAACTCATTGTTCTCGCAGTAATGTACGATAGCATCCATATAAGATATTCTCTTATCGCATACTAACTTTTCTATTATAACTGAAAACTTGGCCCGTGTCAAGACATTTAAGGTCAATTTGTTATTCCTCCAACGGTTTCTCGTATTATGTCTTTTGATATAGACTCAAGATAATAAATCTCTAGAGCGGCTGATGGTAAATCGTTTGTGTTGAACCTATGATATTCATT